TCACCGCCTGCTGCGGCGCGGCGGTGGAGGCGTCAGAAGACGGCGAGTCCATCTTCTGCGCTAAATGCGGCGCGGTCGATCCTTCCACCACCTCGCAGGTGGTGGATATTCCGTTTCCGGTAATCCCGCCGGAGGCGGATATGGACGTCGTCCGTCGCATGGCGGACGACATGTTTAAATCAATTTTATTAGCGGCAGAGACGTGCTACGCCCCTAATTTTAGGGGCGCGGTGCACCTCATGGGCGAGCAGAGCTTTTGCTTTGTTCTCGCCTCTCTCTTGATCGATGCGGGGATTACCGTTCTGGTTTCCACCACCGCCCGCGAGGCGGTGGTAAAAGATGGGGTTAAAACCTCCATCTTTAAATTTGTGGGCTTCCGGGCCCTAAATCCGCGCCGTCCGGCCGCCGGGCCAGATTATGACTATTTGTCCGGCCCGAAGGCCGGACTGAGAAAATATTTTACGGAATTAATGTGAATGAAAATTATTGAACCAGCCACAAAAAAGGCCCGCGCTATCCGTAAAATAGCCGGGCCAGTGGCTAAAACCTGAAAAGGAGACTGAAAATGAGACAAAGCTATTATTTGCCAAAATGCTGTTGTGTTAGGATGGACGGGGCCGGCGGATATGAAGTCGCGCACACCGAAACATCCAGATATTGCCGCCACACGCCCAGTGGCGGGACAGGCGGGCACAGGGATTATCAAACCCCCTGCAACAGAATAATCGGGAAGGGCCGCACGCAGGGCGAGGCGATTCTGAGGGCGCGTGAAAACCTGGGATTAAAAACAAAATTACCCTTCTAATTTAGAAAGGAGATTGAAAATGGAAACAAAAGAACGAATTGAATTAGCTGAAAAGATTGCCGCAAAGATCGCACAGTCCCGCGTCTGGAGCGGCGGTGACAATGTCCGAATCTATAAAAATGGATTCGCGGCGATCACTCAGTCTGGTCAGGTTAATATTGATGCCTGCAAGGGCAAGTTTTTCGATGAGATCCGTGTTGCCTGCGATGAGTTGGGCGTTGAGTACGGCCGGGGTGTCAACCACGATGAATTATTACGCCGGCTGGGCAACTATAAATTAACCAAAACAGCGGCGGAGTAAGAAACAACTTGAGCCTGAAAAGACGGATCAGGCTAAACGATATGAACGGTTTGATTTTTGATTATTGGAGACAAACATGAACCTTGACGATTATTTAACATTGAGCCAACTGGAAGACGCTACAAATCTTAAATACAGCACCCTGCGGCAGCGGATAAAAAACCTTAAAATTGAGTGCCTACGGGTGCACTCAACATTGAAGCTGTACCCAAAGGACTGTATAGAGAAACTAATCAATTACCCGGATCATCGAAGGAAAGGCCCGTAAAGGGCCTTTTTTTATGTTACAAACCACCCCTGAATAAGAAGGGATTGAAACCCCGTCAGAATTCCTTGACCTGGGCCTTGAGGACCTTCTTGAAATATTCATCGGAGAGGAAGTATCCGTCCCTCGGAGCGGTAAATTCCTCGTTGGCAGCCACGTTGATAATATGGTCACCTTCCAGCGGATAGAGCGTTACTCCTGGGCCACTACAGCCCATTGAGCAGATCATCAATATCAGACTGCAAGTCAGCAGTATCACCGTCGGCGGTCCTCATGCCCATCAGACTTGACGGGTCAACACCTGTGATCTGATTGAATCTTTCCACTGTACAAACGGCCGACCATCCAGCAGGCGATACATACTTTTAACAATATCATCACCCTGAGCGGCTTTAAGTGGCTTGACGAATTTCTCTATTTCCTCTGTTGAAATGCCCGAAAGGTCAACTCTGCGGTCAAAATGCTTTAATTTTCCAATCCAGAAGCTATCCGTAAGATAACCCTTGCAGGCGGTATAGGTGTAAACAACATAAGGGTCAAGATATGGCTCACAGCTAACACTTGTCTTAAATCCACGCTGGAAAGCATATTGCAGGCAAGCCAATCTTTCGGCGAAGTTCGGGGCTTCCGGTTCCCAAAATGAAAGAATCTCATCATTCATTGAGCCAATGGTAAACCGAAACATTATCTGATCTCTGAATTCTGTGTAAAAATCGCAAATTACCGTGATGCAACTCCAATGCGGCTTACTGACAATCAGGACTTTATTTCCCGCATCGAGCAATTTTCGTAAAACACAGAGATATTGAGACATATTCAGGGGTGTAAGATCGTGAGTTGACGGAAACATGATAATGCCTTTACGCTTGCCTCGTGGTTGATCGACTTTTTCATTGTCGATAACCGGCTGCGTCCACTGCTCAACAGTGCAGCGGTTAAATCTGTTTACCGCCATCTCACGAGCATAGCAATAACGGCATCCATGTTCACAACCAAGCTGAAAGTTCAAGTTGCTCTTGGCCCATTCCTTAGTTCCAGTTTTCATCACGCCCATTCCCTGATTTAATCCGGTATAAAACTGCTTCTTTTTTCCTTTGCCTTTGAAAATTTCAATCTTCATAATCAAAATTCCTTCACCTGAGCCTTGAGGACCTTTTTGAAATATTCATCAGAGAGGAAATAGCCATTTCGCGGGGCGGTAAATTCTTCGTCCGCTTTGACATTGATAATGTGATCGCCTTCGAGCGGGTACAGTGTTACGTTGTTACATCCCGTTAAGCAAATCATCCAAATCGGACTGCAAATCAGCAGTATCCGCATCACTATCAATTTTTTGTTCTGCTTTTTCATAAGCTTCCCTTTTCGCTTTGGATTCACGGCTGAACCAATCCTTCCAAATCAGGATGATTGAAGAAATTGCCGCAATCATAATTTTCCACCAGTTTTTCATTTTCGTTACTCCAAGGGCTTTTTCCGGCCCCGCTATATTTGTAATAACGAGGCCGGATATGCCGTTTCATCCACCTAATCCGAAACCGTTTCAGTCTCATCATTGTCTGGCACATTGAGGGCGGCCCGCAACGCCTTGATCATCGGAAGCACAATAACATCGTCCCAATGGGTACTGCTATCAGCTACCTTTTCCTCAATCGCATCAAAGGCGTTATCAATGATTTTCTTGACCTGTTCGGCGGTTAGCATCGCTGACATTGCCGCTACCAATGATTTGACCAATTGCAATAATAGTTCACTCATACGAAATCCTTTCTTAAAACTGTTTCCTGCTTAAAAATTGCAGGCGGGCGGGCATCCATACCAGCCCGAACCTGCGAACCACTACAGGATTCCTATTTGTTGTCCGACGCCTCCGCAGCCGTGACACATCCAGTGCAGCGGCGCCGCGGCCAGGTCGATCGAAGTACCGCCTTTAGGCATCAGGCTTTTCCTTTCTGCGTTTTGTCTGATTCTCTTTAATCCGCTTATCCTCAAGGTCGGCTTCCGCCGGTGAATTACTCCAAAACTCACACACCTTCAATTCCCCACAGTCCGGGTCGGCTTTACAGTCGGGGTAGTGTTCGCAGGTTTCACAGGTTTTCATTTTTCACTTTCTCCTTAATTTCTATCTTTTATTGTTGGTTATTCAACAGAAAGCGATTTAAGCCGCTCTTTTTCCCTGACCCTACCGTGGGTCGGGTTTTTGTTTTTCTCGCGTCCTGCGCAATCCTCGTAAGCGTGGCGGCAAGCTGAGGGTTTTACTGACTGCCATTTCAGTGGGTGGCTCATATTTTCACCTTTCCATGTGCCATATCGTGACAATCACGACATAAAGCAATCAGATTATCCACTTCATCCGTCCCGCCTTGACTCCTGAAAATCTTGTGGTGAATATCCACGGCCTGACGACCGCACTCCTCGCAGGGGATAAAATCCTGTTCGCCGTAGCCGTGGGCCTTCAGGTAGTTTTTTACGTGGGGTTTCATTCGTGCCTCACCAACCCTTCCCGGTTCTCCGATGAGGTCAGGGCAATGGCAACCGCCGACCACACATCTTTGCGCACTCCGTACAGGGGGCCCGGGGCCTTCTTTGTCCCGATTGCCTTTTCCCGAGTAGAGCCGAACCGATCCATCACGGCCTGCCGGATATTGGAATCCTTGGCCTTCATGGACCCGCAAAGGTGGATCTTGACATTGCGCCGCCCGATAGTGTAAACCTCGGCATGGGAAACGGCCTCTTGAATAAACCGCCCGATCCATTCACAGGTTTGAAAGACGGACTTGCCTACCGCCATGCCCATACATTCCACCCGCTCGATGACAACACAGTCGGCCTCGAATTGCTTGATGATATGGAGCATGACAGGGTTTTCTATGATGTCGTGTTCGATAAACGCGCCGTCCCGGTAAACGGCATAGGCAGATTTTACATTTCCGGGGTCAATTGCTAAGATTTTCACAATACCCCTCCCAATCTCAAAAAGATAATCAGGTTCTCAATACAGCACAGGCAAAGCAGGGCAATCATTATCCGGTATTCCCACTTGATCCACCGGTACTGCCGGTACGCTCTTTTCTGCCATTCGGTAACGGCGTCGAGTTTGGTGATTAACTGTTCAAGGGTCATTGTGCCTCCTTGCTTTTTTCAAAGTCCATTTCGCAGATCATCAATATCACTTTGTAAACCTGCCTTGTGCTTTGGGGTCGCCCAGCACCGTTATTTCAAGATCATACTGATTCATTTCCTCTTGTCCTCCCCGCCAATGCCAATCCACTTGAACAAACCGAGCCTGCTGGCGATTCGCTCATCAAAACTTGCCTCAAGGTTTTTGCGCGACTTGTTAGTGCTGATGAACGTTGGCCTGCAAGCCTCAAGGCGGCTATCGATCAGCACGAATATCGTCCGGTTGCTAAAATCGCTCTCGTTCCTGCCGATGGAAGTTGTCGAGCCGATGTCCTCGATGATCAGACAATCACAATCAATCATCGGTCGGATAACATCAAGTTCCGTTAGCCTGCTGCCTTGCTTGTAAGTGTCCCTGATTTGCAGGCAGAGCATTTCGTAGGTAACTCGAACAACTTTTTTGCGTTTGAGAATAAAGTGCCTTGCTAACGCACACAAAGCAAAGCTCTTGCCTCTGCCGACCGGCCCGAAAAGAACAAGCCCTATTTTGCTGTCGAAACTCAGCAATGCTTCCTTGACTGCTTTGCTTAAACTGCGAAGATGAGCACCGGCAAACAGCGGCGGTATAACCTTGCTCAAAGATTGCCGCATCCGTGCGGCTCTGTCCATCCTTGCTTTTCGCAGCTCTTGGCGTGCGTATTCTTCACGCTGCTTGTCCGCACATTCGGGACAAAACTCGCTTGTCAGTATCTGAGCGAATAGCTTTGTTACCTCGAACAGTTTGCCGCACTTGCAGAGCTTAGTTTGGGATAAGTGCCTGTCCCCAGTCCTGTTCGCTAAAATTCGGCCGATGGTTTGGATTTGACTTTGGTGCATGTTTGTTGCCGCCTTTCTCTTGCGTTCGAGCAAACCAGTTTGTCAGAAATCGCCTGTAATTTTTCTTGAGTTTTGAAGGGTTTGAGATAAGCCATTGCGCAGCCTGCTTGATTGACAATTGAACATCTACCGCCGGATAAGCTTCAGACCACGCCAGAATATCTTCCGAGGTTATGTTTTCAAAAACACCTGACTGAAACGAGAATGTAATTTTTTCTTTTATATTATTATTTTCTTTTATTGAAGATGAAGATGAAGATGAAGATATACACGTTACTTTTGCGTTACTTTCGCCGTCACTTTCTGCGTTACTTTCCCGCTTCATTTTTTGCCGATAACGTAAAGCCCGTTCATTCCGTGATTTACGCTCTCTTTCTTCGCGTTTCATACGCCGATTAATGACCGTTACTTTTCCGTTACGCTCCGTTACGGTCGCGGTATTTGTATCCTTCAATTCTTCTAATGCTTGGACGAAATTAACGGCAGTGCAACGACAGAGACGAGCTAACTGTTCGGTCGTCCCAGTGATTTGACCACTGCGATCCATTTCGTGCATAGCACAGAGAAGGTCTATCCAGATACCGCGGGTTGACGGTGAACACATAGATAGTTCGGGGTCTTTCAGCCAATCTCCGGTATAAAATTGGAACGCTGGCAATTTAGCCATCCTCTTACTCTCCTATCCGTTTCTGACCTATTCGACTGTGCCAATCAAAGATCACGTCCCCCTCCGGCACAGTGTATCCCCGTTCAAGCTGATAAAGCCGCTTGAGTTCGTCTCTCTGCCTCGAATTTGGCCGGGGGTATAGTTCGGTCCACCGTTCCCGGATCTCGCTTAAACAGGCCCTTGCTCGCTCCTGTGCGGCATCATCGAGAAAGCCATGAGGCCGGGACTGCCTGCCGTTGCCCATTTGTGGGGTAAACGGGTTTATGAATTGTGCGCCGGGGTAGGTCACTTTATATCCTCCCCCTTCCCCTTCGTTCCACACCTGGGGCAGTAGGTTTCTTTTCCTTTTTCCTCTGGGGCAGTAGCGTGGGTAGAGTGTCTTTTTCAAAATAGTACCTTTTGTCCTCTCTTTAATTCGGCTACGGTGATTCCTTTTTGCTCGGCTTGGATACGGTCTTTGGCAATACGGCAGAAATTTTCGGCCAATTCACTTCCGATAAATTTCCTGTTCATTTTCTTGGCCACATTAAAGGTGGTTCCGGTCCCTGAAAACGGGTCACAAACAGTCGCCCCTTCTTCTGTAAATGACTGAATAAAGTATTCGGGTATTCTTTCGGGGAATGTTGCAGGATGCCCACCATACAACCGCTCAACCTTGCCGAAGGTGACGGGTATCCAGTGTGGGGTTTGTCCCTGTAAAAGCATTGGCGGCTTGTGTATGCCGTTCCACTTCCAGTTTTCGGGCCAGAAGTAAATAGCAATCTCGACTGGATTCATGTAAAGATACCGCGGGGCATACATGGCTTTATATGGCTGACATTTTTCAAGAACGGGGCGCAGTTTGGTAAAAAATTCAAGGTTGTTATGGCTTCCGATGATATAAACCGTATGAGTAGAAATTCTCCGAAGTTGGGTTATAATCTTTTCGTTCCAGTCAATGAAATCGGGCCAGTCCATAACATCCTGATAATCCCCGTAATCCTTGCCGATATTATAAGGTGGACTTGTAACCGTCAAATCCACACACCCTTCCGGCAGTTGCGGCAGAATATCCATACAGTCTGCACAATAAAGCAATCCATCCTCGCACTCAAAAAACGGTGTCTGTTTTATGGATTGTTTGATTGAATCCAAGGTCATCTTAGGGCCTCTAACGCCTTGTCGATTTTGCTTTGCAGGTCCGCACTGACCACCTCCGTATTAATTTCCGGTTGCGACCTGATCTCATCGCTTATGCTCGCCCAATAATCAAAGCCCGTATCCTTGTCATTGATACTCACACTCTTTATGTTCCCCTCGAAAACCTTGATATAGGCGACAAGTTCGCGGATATTGTTAATAGGAATGTCGCCCTCAACGTCCTCATCGGGGTCGTCGTAAGGATGGCCGATCCAGTCCCGAACCTCATCCACAAGGGGGTCGTCCAGCGAAACATCCTTGAAATCCCTGCCTTTTGCCTGAAATACCTTTGCGATAATGTCAATTCCGGTTGTGGTTTCACCGGTAACGCGCAATGCTACTTCCATTGTTAATCCTTTCTGGTTTGAGTTATCTTCTCACCGCCCTATACTCCGCCACATAAGCCGTACCCCAGCGGGAAGGGACTTCTTTGCGTTCAGTTTTAATCCTGTACCTGCGCCGGAAGGCGGCGTATTTCTCAGAATGGCGGAGTTCCCATATCCGCGCGCCCAACCTCTTGATTCCCCATGAGTCTGCAACTCTTTGTGTGATCCTGTCTTTTTCCTGTAGTTTTCTTTTGATGAATTCCGTTTGTGTCATTTTTGAATCCTTTCAAGAAAAATACGCGCGGGACATAAGGAGAGGAAAAGCCCCGCGCGCACAAGGAGGAGGAAACGAATGATTGCTGACTACCCCTTTAGAGGTAGCCGGGCATCCCTGCCTGAACATCATGTTCATTTGTCGCTTCATGCGTAATCCGTTAATTGGTGGTTATTTGTTTCGCCAGTTTGGATCGGGGTCGGGAACGTAGATCCCCCGGCTCGCCAATAGCGTTGTGCAATTCGTGTAAAACTCCGCTGCCTGTTTAGTGTCACTCTGGCTTAGCGTAATCCGCTTTCCATCGTCATTAAAGATCGGGCATAGGTCGTAAAGCAAATCTTTAATGAGGTCTTTCGAGGGTGCTACTCCGGTAGGTAAATCATCCCTGACCATTTCCCGCAGAAAAGCGGAAGTATCCCATCCATTGTCGTCACAGAAGGCAATGACCCGTTCAATCATGAGGCCGAAGATCGCGCCTAACTGTGCTTCGGATTTAGACTTACGGGCCTTACTGACCCGCAAGGTGTAATAACCCGTCGGGGCCTCAACGAAAAACTGCATGAGTCGCTCCCTTGCACCCCGCGGGAATCTCATCTTCTGGCCGTCGATCTTCTGCATCCCTGCTATCTCTATCTTGCTTTCCATTTTTAGCGTCCCTGCCGTAAGTGGTTATGCTGATACTTGCTTCCAGTGTGCCTGGCCGTGGCATTTTGAGCATAACCACTGCACATTCAAAGGCTCGTCGTAGTTGGGGTGGTGGGCCTGCGGCTGGCATTGTTTGCCACATTTATGGAATCCCTTCCTGTTTAGGTTACATTAAAACGGAATTTGAGTATCATCCATTGGCGGGGCGTCGTTCAGGTTGTACTTGTCCTCAAACGATTGCTCCGGTTCAGGCTCTTTTGCTTTCCGTTCCCCGACAAACTCAAATTTCTCCACAAATACCCGGAGTTTGCTTTTCTTCGAGCCGTCCTGCGCGTTCCACTGGTCAAACTTCAGACGCCCCTCGACGAATATCGGGTCGCCTTTCTTGAAATACTTGTTGACCACTTCCGCCCGCTTGCCGAACATCTGGAGGTCAACAAAACACACCTCCTTCCCTTCTGATCCATCCTGTTTCTTGAATCGCCGGTTGATCGCCAGCCCGAACTCCACCACCGCCGTCTGACTCGGCAGATACGACAACTGCGGGTCCCGTGTCAGATTGCCGATTAGAATTACTTTGTTATAGTTTGCCATTACGCCGTCTCTCCTCTCCCGTTTCAGGATCATTGTCTGCTTCTTCTGCCGAAACATCGTCAACAGTTTTAGAATCATTGTCTGCTTCTTCTGCCGAAACATCGTCAACAGTTTTAGATTCAACGCTCTTTTTGAGCCGTTCCTTGAGGCCCTGAACGCCAGCCTGCATACCGCCAGCCATATCAGCGGC